TTATGGATGCACTCAAAAGATTAGAAGATAAGTTGGATAAGATATTGATTGGAAATAGATAAAGTTTAATATGTCGGCATATTTATTTGGTCAATTAAGTGACCCTAATATTAAAGCACTAGAACCATACTTTGACAAATTCGTAGATCAATCTGCAAACATAGAATGGAACATAACAGAAGATGTACTATACATAGAAGGTGAGCCTGTAACAGATTTAAATTCTATATTTTCAAGAAATAATGTATTTGAGGAGAACACCCACAAAAAGTATAATAATTTTCACATAATGAATAATTACTTGCAATGTCACAGCGTAAACAAATACAATAAAAATTATAAATATGAGAACGTAACAAAGTTAAGCAACCTAATAGTGGCTAAACAAATAGGTTTACAAATACCCCACACCGAAGTAACGGAAAAAAGTAACAGAGAAGATACCATAGTAAAACCCGTATTAGGTGGACAACATACTATAGATGGCAATGAAGCAAGCTACCCTTGTATTATACAACAAAAGATAACAGGTAAAAATAAAAGATTATATGTTATAAATAATAAACATTTTGCTTTTGAGGTAGTCACAGATAAATTAGACTACAGAGATGATCCTACAAGCACAGTTGTTGTAACAGAAATAGATGATGCCACTATAGAAAAGGTTAAACATCTTATGTACAGATTAAATTTAAATTTTGGTGCTACGGATTTTATGGAAGATGAAAATGGACTTTGGTACTTGGAAACAAATACGGGTCCTATGTTTGTAGCTTTTGATACACAAGTGCAAGGTAAATTAGCTCAAGCAATAAGAAATGAACTTGATAATATATAGGCGTAACAAATATGACAACTAGGGCAATGGGTGAAGAAGGTGATTTTGCACAAATAACCACTATGGCTGTTGGTGAAGAAGGAAACCCTCCTTTTCCTATAGGTGAATTTCCCGGTCTTAAAACTATGGCAATCGGAGAAGATGACAACATTCAAGACCCACCTATGATTAAAACTGCAATGGTCGGAGAGGATGACGCTATACCGACCCCACTACCACCCGGTCAACTCCCTAAAACTAGAGCAATTGGAGAAGATGATAACATGGCAACAAAACCAGTTACAGATATTCAAGATACGATTGAAAAAAGAGCAGGTGCTACCGAGCTACCTGCTGGAACTAAATACAATCCTGTAATTCAACAAGTACAAAGAGAGGAGCTTCTAACACCTCCGAGTGCATTGTCAACTGCTGATGCAGTAAGTCCTAGTCTTGTAACAACAGAAAATCTAGATGTTACTGTTCCTAGCAAACAAAATGCAGAAAAGTACACAGCAAGCACCATAGCAGGAACTCCTGAAGCAGTTGCCGCACAGGGTAAATTATCATCTGAATCTGTAATAGGAGACATACAGGGTGCAGTCAGCGAGGAATCCTTAGTTCAGGCCGCACAAGGTAAAGTATCTGAACAATCCACTGTCAAATATCAACTAGAACAGTTATTCTCATCCTTTGAAGAAGGTAAACCTTTACCTGCTTGGGCAGCTCCTGCAGTAAGAAACGTAGGTGCAATGATGCAAGCAAGAGGTCTTGGTGCATCTAGTATGGCTTCTGCGGCCATAACTCAAGCCATCATGGAATCGGGTATACCAATAGCCAAAGCCGATGCAGATAGATATGCACAAATGGACATGGCTAACCTAAACAATCAACAACAGTCAGTTATGCAAAATGCTATGACCTATGCGGCTATGGACAAAGCTAACCTTGATGTTCGCACACAGATTGCAGTCAATAATGCTAAGTCATTTTTATCAATGGATTTACAAAATTTAGGTAGTGATCAAAAGATGAGAGAAATAGACTATGCAGGACAGCTACAGTCACTTACATCTAATCAAGCGGCTGAAAACTCAGCAGCCCAATTCAATGCTCAATCACAAAATCAAATAGATGAGTTCTTTGCTGAATTAGGTGGTCAACTCGAAACAGGAAATAAAAACCGTAAGGCTGCCCAAGAACAATTCAATGCAAATGAGAAGAACGCAATTGCTCAATACAACGCATCATTAGCCGATGCCCGTGAAAGATTTAATACAACAATGTCTACTCAAATAGCACAGTCAAATGCTGTGTGGCGTAGAGAAATAAACACAGCGGCAACTGCTAATCAAAATGCAGCCAATCAACAAAATGCTCAAAATCTGTTGGGTATAACTCAATCATCACTTGATGCGTTGTGGCAAAGATATAGAGATGAAGCAGGTTGGGCGTTGAAAATAGCAGAAAGCCAAGAGCAACGTTTTCACGAAATAGGTTTACTTGGTATGGAGATAGATTCAAACACTGATTTGTACGAGATGGAAAGTGATGCTACGTTTAGTACAGAATTAGGCAAAGCTGTGTTAAATGGTATATTTAAAGTCGGTTCAGTTTACGCGGCTAGATAAAGAAAGGTTAAGATATGTGGGATTGGTTAAGTAATATTTGGGGTGGAATAAGTAGTACAGTAGGATCAGTATATGATACTGTGGCTGATAGTTACGTAGGACAAGGTATAGAAAGTGCCTATGACTTTGTAACAGGAAATGAATCTTACGGTACTTTTAAAGATTCTGATTTTAATAACTTTAACTACAGTAGCACAGTATCTGGCTTAAAGACTGCAATGGATTTTGCTGGAGGTTTTATGGAAGTTATAGCACCAGCAGGAGCTACCACTCAAATGCCATCGTCTAAAAGAAGAAGAGTATCTGCACCAAACAGCACAGCAGGTTCAGCACAGTTTAATGCTAGTAAAAGTAACCTAGCAAACTTAGAATTTGGCTATACACCGAGAGTAAATGACGCTATAATAAAAGCAAACACAAGTAAAAATCCCTCAATAGAAATGGCAATAGCACAGATGATGAACTACAAAGGTTCAGGTGGTACAACCATAAAGCTAGAAGGTTCTAAGATGCCTAGCGTGGCTGCCCGAACTAAAAAGCCATCATTTGCTCCTAAGTATTATGGATAATAGATATGACACAAATTAGACCACCATTAGATATGAAGAACAGATCAAACGTTCAGATGAATCGTTTTAACAAAGCTCCTCCGGGATGGTCTTTGACTGAACCTAAAGGTAAATGGGCATGGGAAAAGCCACCTGTAAACTCTAGTCCTGCTCAAGCAGTTGACTCTGTCATAGACAGACTAGAAGCTCCTGAAGTACGTACTCAAATGGAAAAGCTAATGACTGCAGGTGTATCTATACAAGAGATAGTTAATACGATAGCAGTGGGTGGCTTTAGTCAAGGTCAATTTACTCCTGACGTAGCAGAGATAATTAAAGGTCCTTTGGCAGCTTACCTGATGGGGGTAGCAGCGGAAGAAGATATACCTGTAAAAGTTTACAATACAAATGATGGTTTGTACAAGATAGACGAAGGTATGAGTGATGATGACATGATGAACGTTATGAAAGATAGAAACCCCGATCTGTATCAGTTCATACAATCAAAGGCTGATGAGATTGATGAAGAACCTGAACCGACTATTGAAAGAGGTTTCATAGCAATAGCTCCAGAAGAAGTATTAGAGGAAGGAACAATATAATGGGATTAAGTGCAGGTGGTTTCTTCAAGAACTTTGTTAAAGGTGCGGCTCAACAATATAATAGTAATGTTGCATACGTAGAACAACAGAAGATAGAAGAAGAACGAGCAAAGAAAAAAGAAAAAAGACAATTCGGATACGACAAAAGACTTAAAGAAATGGAATACGGTCTTAAGTTAGATGTTGAAAAAGCCAAAAGTGCAAACAAAAAAAAATATTTAGGTCAGTACAGTTACAAAAATGATAACTTAGGTAAGTTTAATATTGCTATGCCAGAAGGATATGCTAGTTTAGCTGACGTAAAATCAAAATACACAGTAGCAACAAATTTGTATGCAGAGCAAGTAAAAAATCTTCCAAAATTAAAAAACTCATTGACTGATCAAGGTTATCAAAATCTTCTTAGTGATATTGTTATGAACTATGCTGGAATGTCTACAGTCAAGGATGGCAAAGTTGAGGGTCAAGATGTAGAAATAGTATACAATCCTACCTACTACAAGACTATGTTATCCAATCCTGATCTTGCTGAAGTATGGGGTAAGCAACTTCAAAAAGACAAAGATGCTTTAGAATTGTACATAAAAAACACAAACGAAAATGCGTTTCTTGACTCAAAGGCTGAAATAAAAGAGACTAACGGAATGGTAAGCATGTCTATTCCCGGATTCTATGGAGCAGACAAACGTGGCACTTTTAAAAAGGAAGACATACTAGTTGCTCAAAGGTCTATACTAAGAACAGGTTCTACAAAAGACGTAATTAATTGGATGAACAATCAACAAAAATTTATGCAAGAGCAAACAATAGATCACCAACAAAGATTTGGTGCAAACGGACCTGCCTACACAGGTAGTGATCTTATAAAAGCAATTGCTATAGCCAAGAGTGCTGTTAATTCAAGACTAGAGCCTAGTCAAGTAAGTGGCTTAACACCTGAAGTTGGTCAAGTTATACGAGACTCACTTAAACAACAAATGCCAGAGCTAGGAGAATACATAGTAAATGACCCTCAAATTTTTCACCGAGTAATTAAAAACGCTTTACCTAGAAAAGCTAATCCTCCAATTAGACAAGTAAATAATCAACAGATTATGGCTAATAAAGAAGGATTTTTAAGTAGAATATTTGGTCCTGACAAAGGTAAATTAATTATAAACTCTTTGTCTAAAGCTCAACAATCAGGACAAAGATTTGTTAGAGCAAATGAAGTTGTAACTCTTGTTGATTCAGGAGCAGGAACTGGCTATGCTGCAGGTATTCAATCAGGAACAACTGGGTTTTTTGAACAGGCAAAAAGTTTAATACAAAGAATGACAGGATACAAAAACGGTAAAAATGATTTAAGTGGCGTAGCAAACGATTTAGATAACGAAATGAATACGCTTGAACAAAGAATAGCTGACGCAGAGACTCCTGCATTAAGAGAACAAATTGCACGAGATGCCTTGTTAAAATATACTACAACTCTTATGGTATTTGACATTGCTACTATGGCACAAGACGCAGGTGGTGGCTTGACAGCAGGAGGAACTACTGTAAGATTATCTGATGGTGACGTAAGATTATCTGCTCAAGCATTACAACAGAGCTTAAATGAAAATCCTACTGCTATAAAAATAGTAGCTGTTAAAGTTGCCGAGTTAGCTGAAAAAGAAAAAGTAGTATTTGAAATGATTGCTAGAGGAGATGTAGCTGATGCAGGTGCTGCTTTAGTTATGCTAGATGCTTACAGAGGAGAACTAGGAGCATTGATTAGTTCTCTGCAAACAGATAGGGGAGCTTCCCTTGTAGGCAAGGATGATGATGTAAACAAAAATGAAGGTTACAGATTCAAGGCAACACAAGATAACGATATTGCAGAAGAAGAAAATCAAATAGCAGGCAGTGACAATGTAGTTAATACTCAAGGCAAAAAGAGAAAGAAAGGTTTCTAATGGTATCTGTTCGAGAAATTCAAAGTAATATTATAGAAGAAGAAACTAAGGATGATTCTGAAAAAAATACTCCTGAAGTAAAACCTAATAATTTCTTAGATGATATAAACATTAAAGATAGCGATGCCGCAAGTCTTGACAACAGATTTTTCAGTGGAGCTACGGACAGACCTGAAGAGCTACGTAATGACATCAATAATGCAATAGGGTATAGAAGCTTTAAATCGTATTACGACAGATATTTAGAAGATGAAAAAAAATTTAATCCTAACGCTAAACTTATGAACAAAGTTGATTTTCAAAAGTTAGCCACTGAAGGAAAGATAATTGATGAAAATGACGGTAGTGTAGTTGACAACGTAGATAGCTCCCCCCTTGTACGTTTTGCAGAGGGTATGACCTACGAAGACAAAATAAAAGCAATGGCTAACAACAGAGCTAAAGAAATAGAGACTGCAGATTCTATAAGTGATCTACCCGTTAATCGTCTTCTTACTAAATTTGCAGAACCAGTAAGAGATAAGAAAGAGCCAGTTCGTTTACCTAAAGGCAAGCCATTTTACACTGATACAGAAGGTAACAAAGTTCAACTAGAAGAACGACCTTTGTTTGGCAACGTGGGAGAAGAAGGTAAAATTGTATTAGATTACGAAAACCCTGCCTTACTGTTTAAAAATTTTCTTGATAAAAAAACAAATTTAAGTGAGTACCAAAAGTCAATGCTGATAAAGGCACAGGCTACTCAAGGGTTTATGGACACAGATAAGTCTTTAGAATCGTACAGAACTGTGAATTACTCTAAAGACATGGTAAGAATGTTGGGTAACGCTAGTTTGTTTATGATTGAAGCTGGTGTCAACACTTTTGGTGATTTACTAAAAGGTGCTGATGACGAAGAAACTCCTGAGTGGATGAAATCTATGAGACTTCCTGACACTCACATAGAATATGGTTCTGAAATATTTTCTCAAAGAACAGGTATAGATGTAGAAACATCAGAAAGAATACTTGATTGGAGTCCTGACTTCATAGATCCAATCAAAAGAGAGTTTGTATCAGGATTACCAATTGCAGGTATGTTAAGCATAGCTAAATTTGGTGGAGTAATGCTACGAAATTCAGGATTTAGAAGTCACATTAAAAATAAATTTGGTGGTAAAACTTTTGAAGAAGCTTTTGAAACAGGGATGAAGCAAGGAGAGAGCTATGACTCCATGTTAACTGGGTATGCTGAAACTGGGTTATTCAATTCTCCATTTTTAAATAGTTGGAAAAAGTCATCCACTATAGATTCTATAAATTCTGTGTCAGTTTTAAAAAATTACAGCAGAAGAGTTGATACTACTGATGTAGATAACATGATTAAAGCACAAAAAGACAGAGTATCTGAACTTTCTGAAAGAAGACTCAGTGATTCAAAATGGCATGACGCTTGGAGAAAAGAATCAGATACTTTAAAAGAATTACAGAATAGAAAAAGAGATATGTTTTTAATGGCTAGAATTCCTAAGAAGTTCTTGAGTGCTATAAAGACAGAAGGGTTTCCTGCAATCGGTGTTGGTCTATCTAAGCATACACATCAAGAATATTTTGAAGATCAAAACGAAACTATGTTTGAATTTGGTGGTGTTGCTTTAGGTTTGTTTGGTGAAAAGGTAATGATAGGGCGTACAGGTAGCATGAGAAGCGTTCTTAACGGGATGTTTACAAAAGACATAGCATCGGGTAAAAAGAAAATAGCTGAAGATTTTGTAGGTAACTTGTATGTAAAGTCTCCTGCATTAGCTCAAAACTTTGAGGATGGTCTAGAAGCTACACTTGCGTTAGAAAACAGATTAATGTCCTTAAGAGATGTTCAAGGCAAACCTATTATAACTAGTCCTGATCTTGTATCAAAGACTATAGAAAATATAGGTGTACTAAACATTTTAAAACAAACTGCAGGCTCTGCAAATAATTCTATAAAAGCAGGCGATGCTATGAATTTTAGCACTAAGTTCGTGGATTTACAGACTAAACTTATAGATCAAAAGGTACTAAACGAAGAACTAGCTGACGCAGTTAACAAGCTTAACGTTGCAGCAACTTCTCCTAATATTACAGAAGCCGACTTGAAGTTTATAAAGGGATTGCAACGCTACGCAAAAGATAGTCAAACTTCCCTACAAAAAGAAATAGATGACTTCTACACAAATATAGATGACTCTACTGCTCTGTTACTTTTAAGAGCATCAGGTGCAAACATAGGTGGGGGTAAGTTAGATGACACAGGTGAGTTGCTTAATACACTAAACATGACACGCAAGAAAATGGACATAGCTTTAGGTAAAACATCTGAACAGATAACAGAAGAGTTAAATCAAAGGCTACTTACATTCGATCAAGCAATAATGGATTTTACTAGAAAGACAGAAAACTCTAAAAGAATAATAACTAAGGATATGTCTAAGATAACTAGCTTGGCTTTTAACTACATTAAAGAAGGCAAGTATCAAAAAGTATCTAATGGTTTTAATGTACTAAGAGAGCAAAACAAAAATGCTTTCATGGATGCTTCTAGTGTTCTTGATACAATGATAGGTAACGTAGATGACTCTCTATTATTAGGCTCTGATGCAGCCAAAAGAATTGGTGGCACTAAATTGTCTGCAATTCAAAACTCAAACATGGGTGCTGTCTTAAATGATGCGGCCGATAATTTTTTTAATTCTAGACCTGAATTGACAGATGCAGTTAACGCAGTTAAATCAGAGTACCCAAATGCTACTTCTTTAGAGATATGGTCTGCATTGAAAGAACAAGGTATAGCTGAAGGTCAGAACGTAATGAAATTACCTTTGAACTTTGTAGATTTTGAATTAGTAGCATCAGGTCTTTCAAGTGTTGCATATAAAGGACAGGGAACTAGAGGTTCACTTCCTGTAAAAGAACTAAGAGACTCTTTATTTAAAGCTGCTGAAGACTCAAACACAGGTTTTAAAGTGGGATTCTTTGATAAGTCAGGAGGAGTTCTTATAAGTGACAAGGTTATGAACAACTACAAACAAGTTAAAAATGCGTACATGGATTATGCTGAAAGATATGACAAAGGAACTATTGGTGGTAATTGGCTAAATACAATAGTCAGTAAGGGTGAGGAAGGTATAATATACAAGACAAAACAGAATCCTGCTAACTGGGTAGCAAATGAAGTAAACTCATACATCAAAGGTAACAAGTTATCCTCTCTAAGTACAGATTTTATGTCAGATATGGCATCTATATTCAACGGAGTAAAAGTAGCAGGAGGTAAAAATGTTCCTGTATCTTACCAATTTGTAGAAGGTCAAAGAGGAACTAGATCATTTAAAAGTTTGATGAAGAATAACTTAAAACTGATGGCTATCAATGCTAGTTCTGGTGGTAAAGGTATACAAAAGTTACGAGATGATCCTGTATTCAGAGGAAAGTTCTTGACTAGTAAAGAAATTAATGATGGTCGTGAGCTAATAGGCGAGGGTGACAAAGATCAGTTTGCTGCCGTAATGTCGCAGATGCAAAACGCCACTATGGTAAAACAGGATGGCACGATTGTACCTTTGTTTAGCCAAGCTGACATTGATTCAATATATGATGTAGGTGGGATAGATGAGCTTGTAAGAGTTAGTAAGCCTGCCAAACTGTATGTTAACAATGCTTTAGATGCCGTGAGAAAGAATGTTGATGAAGTAAGAAAACCTGAAAGCACACAAGCAAAAGAGCTAAAGGCTGAAGCTGATTTGATGACAAAGTATGGTAGCAACCTAACTCCACAGGTTATATCAAAAGCTCTTAGTGAAGGAACAATAGGATTAAATAATTTAGATAGTGTAAGAACTGGTTACATACGTAGTTTAAAACAAAGAGGTGTAACAGGAAAAGCTTTTGATGATAACATAAGACGATATGATAAGTTGATAGCCAAGCAGGCTCTAGAACACATACAAACAGGATCAGTAAAACCTGTACAGGGAACAATAGGAAATGTATCTAAACCTATACCTACTTCAATTGATCCTGCTGCTATGTGGAAAAAATTAGGTGGAGAGTCAACTACTCAAGAAACTGCGGCCATAAAACAAATATTAAATAGAGCAACGGGAGATGACAAACTATTTGAAAACTTGCAAGCAATAGCAGGTTTAATGAATACTAGAGTTCCCGGAGCAGGTTCAGGCGTAAACTTTGCAGGAATACCTCGTGGTTTATCTGTAGAATCATATATAAGTAGAGTTTATTCTATGGCTAGGGAAGTTGTATCATTCAAATACGTAGCAACTGAAGCAGTCTTACAGACTATGAGAATGAAAAAGTTCAGTGCTTTTGAAGCTATGATAGATGATCCAGAGATTGCTGAACATGTTGTCAAAATTATAAAAACTGGAAAGCCTTTAACAGAGACGTTAGCAACAAACTTTTTGCAACTTATGACTAACGCTGTTGCAAAACAAGTTGTTAAGTACGAAAGTGCAGAAGGTTCAAAGTTAAATCCAAATGCAGGCGAGGGATTCTTTTCTTCAGATGGAGATGGGGTAATTAACAATTACAACAAGTACACTAAACAGGCAGAAGAAAAAGGATTTTTGATAGGGGGTATAAGTAAAGAAGCTATGAAAGTACCTAGAGAGGGAGAATACTTAACTCCCAACTTATTAAAAGTAATAACTCCGGGAGCTAGTGTAGGTGAGAAATTTGATGTAAGAAAGAAGCCTGAAATTTTTGGTGGTTCAGTTGACACTGACCCTAATACTTTGACAGGTGCAGAAAAGCTATTCGGAAGAGTAGTTAGATAATTTAACTAAGGAGACAAACTAATGAAGATGTATAACAACGGTCAACGCAAAGGCATGATGTACGGTGGTGGTGCTACCCCAAGAAAGCCTATGATGTACGGTGGCATGGCTACTAAAAAGAAAAAAATGCAAATGGGTGGACTTGCTCAACAGAACAGAAAAAAGAATACTGCTCAAGCACCTGCTATGAATCCAATGGGTGACATGACTGAACAAAAAAGATTTAGCATGGGTATGGCTCACGGTGGAAAATTACATGGTAAGCAAGCTATGTTAGACAAAAACAAAGACGGTAAAATATCAGGTAAAGACTTTAAGATGATGAGTTAGATTTCTGATCTTTCTTAAAAACCTTACGACCTCTAAAGAAAACAATTGTATTGATAGTGGTGTTGATAGTTATAGCAATAGTTAGCCATGCTTCCCACCACTCCACTACAAGAACCTTCCTGACTTATCCATAACCTCTTGTGCAATTGATCTCAAGTATCTTATGAAATCTCCCACCTTATTTGTACCCTCGTACATAGGAAGACCTAAGTTCATAGTCTTCTCGAACTCTTCAGGCTCAACTGCATCGTAGAGTATCTCAACATTCCCATCTTTATTTAAAAATGCTTCTAGTGAAAATAATTTAGCTTTTACTTTGGACTTCATTGATTGGCTCTAATTTACTTATAGGTAAGTTATAACAATCAGTTCTAAATGTAAAACCGTTGCTTGGGTCTACTTGACCTTTTTTATACCGAGTAGCTTTAGCGTAGTATTCTTGTTTAGCAATGCTACCTAGTATCCAAGCCTTACTGAGATCAGTCAGTATCCTCACGAACACATAACTGTCACAGTCTTGCTTAGTACCATGTGATGCAACCGAGCAATCATAATTAGACTGTGGCTTAGTATTACAACGTTTAGTCTTAACGTCAATTCGATTCCCATCTTTTACTAAATCATAGTTAAATGTGTTTGCT